CGTCAATCATATCTTGCTCCGTTGTACCGAGTGGGAAGGTTGTGTGCATTCTATGGGTTGTGGCAAGCTCGTGGTTGCCTTTGTAAGCAGGGTTGCGCTCGATGTTGAACACTACGTTGAGGAATCTCTTTTTGGTTTTCATTGTATCTCTCATAACTGGGAATATTGTAGCAGATTGCCGGAATTAAGCAAGCTATAATGTGAGTTTTTTAAGCGTTAATCCCTGCCTTGTCTTCGAGCCATTCGAGCGATTCGCTCTGCTCGATCTCTCGGAGGGTGTCGCTGATAGTTTCGAGCCTTTGCTTGAGTTGGTCAAGCCGGAGCTGAATGTGTGCCTTGTCGACTAGATCGGTTTGCGAAAGTACATCGACCATGCCGGTGATGTTCTCAATGTTGCTCGCTTGGTTTCTGATGTGTGCCCTTGTTGTCTCTTTCATGACTGGGTTTATTGTGTCAAAAAACTGATAAGGTTGCAAGCTATAAAATGTTTTTTTTAATCTTTTTTTAAGGGGGGGGTGGCAGGTACCGTGCCAACATGGGCCGTTTATCTGAAATATTTTGTTGTATAATTGGTGGCGGTCGGCGGGGGGTGGGTAATTTCATTCTACCCTTTTATATCCGAAATACTTTTTCAAAAATACAAAACGAGAGAAGGTAAAATATATTTTCAAAAATACTGATAAGTCGCTATAATAGAATATATGAAAATGTGCACAAGCTGCCACGAGTCCAGACCTTACGATTTCTTTAGAAGGCAGTCGAAAACCAAGGATGGATACAAATACAGGTGTAAAAAGTGTGATAATTTGGCCGCTAGGGAATACTATAAGAAAAAAAAGAGTAAGATTATTGAAAATGCGAAAGAATGGCAGAAAAATAACCCGGATAAGGTAAAGGAGTATAAGAAAAAGTATTATACTAAGGCTTATTGTACCGATTCGGCCGCTTCTTCTTAAGCCATTTTATGGATGAAACTTCATAGCCGGAGTCTTCTACCATCTTTTTTATCTTTGAGGGATGAATTTCGACATTCCAGTACTTTAGGAAGAGCTTTCCTTGCTTGTGGTCTATTTTAAGACTATTAACATTAATATTTTCGCCGAAGATATTCTTGAGTCCTATGGCGCACGAGGGACAAACAAGTCCTCTGACAGCTATTTCGACATCAAAGTCTGGCTTTGAATTCGGCGCTCCGTCTAAAGTCGCCGCTAAAATAAAAAGCAAAGAGTATACTACTGATGAAAAAAGTATTTTTTTCATTATTGGGTATCGTGGGGAGGTTTGACTCTAAAGGGTATATTTCGAGTAAATTCCTTATAATTTTTATCTAGCTTCTCGTCTAGTTTATCGAACCTGTCATGTATGATATCTATAGCGCGAGTTAAATCATTTCTAGATGCATAGTTTTTAGGTAGTTCGATTGCCATATTTGTTATTTTTTCTGACGTGTCATCATGCTTCTTCCATAGCTCGTCTATACTTTGGTATGCTCTTTTGATAATTAGTGCAACCATGAAGCCCCCAGCGGCCAAAACACCTTCTATAATATAATGTACTGAATCATCCATGCGAACATACTTATCTTACACGGGTTTTGGGAAATATTAACAAACTAAGTGGTAAGTAGCGCCCAAGATATAAAATAAAATTTAAAGTTTAGCGATTTTTGTTATGGAATTTACAAATTTGATATTGGCATGAATCCTGCAGTGTACTATTTGTTATGTTCATTAAACGCATACTCAAAATCGGGCTGGTTGCTATTGTAGCGTCAGCGTTAACGACCATGCAAGCTCAGCGTGCACCTAAACCAGATAAACCTGCAAAAGAAAAACCTGAGAAGGGTGGAAAGAAATGGAATCCAGAAAAAGTCAAAGAACGCCTTAAGGTTGCTTTTGAAAAGCGCCGGAAGCATCGTGGAGACGCGAAGAAACGTGGTCATAAGGTTCGTGACCGTAAGAAGGGCGACCACAAGAAGGATAGTGGATTCGGTAAGCTCGTGAGAGACGACGCCAAGATCAAAGAACTCAAGAAAGCCTTTGCCGCTGCCGCCAAGAAGGGCCGCAAGGATTTCGACAGGAAAGCGTGGAAAGATGCCACGGACGACGAAAAGAAGGCTCTTAGAGAGAAGATGGCCGCCGGAAGAAAAGAATGGTACGAGAAGATGAAAACCCATCGCGAAGAGGTGGGTAAACGTATAAAGGAAATCCGCGAAGAGTTCAAGAATAACCGCGACAAGGTGATCGACGGAAACGATCCGGGTGAATGAAAGGGCAGCGACCTTATTATACAATACCATAGACCCTACTACATTCCGCACAAGATAGACGATAGAAATAAGTCTATCCCCGAAATGAACTGGGAATTAAGGATACCGAAAAATAAAGTTGGAATTGTTATAATAAGAAGACCCGGAAAAGATCTTATAATAAGATAAATGTTCTCAAAGCCACTCTCGCAAGAGGGTGGCTTTTTTAGCTTGTTATTTCGGGACTTACCCTGACGAGACCTTCTTGAATTCGAGTAACATTCGCACCGCTCGTTACTTCAACGTCGTATCTTAAATCTCCTACGATTAAAGCGGCGGTTTCCGTCGCAGTTAAAGAAATGTCAACCAGTCCACTAGCATAGGCAGCGCCAGCTACTCCTGACTGTATCGTAGCCGTAAAGTCGACGAGAGAAGTTCCCGTACTATAATTATACTTGATTTTACCAGCAGCGCCATACCCAGTGAGATTTAGCAGGTTCCCGCCAACGTCATAACCTGTTATAGTAGTCGAAAACGTTGATCCTTGATCTATTGGTAAATTTGATTTCGTATAAGCCATTTTCTTATATTTTGATATATTACACTAAAAAAACCCCGTTCAAACTTGACGGGGCCACGTTATACGTGTATTTTATTTGTATTTTATGGAATTAATTTTTCCAATATTTTGCTTTTAGCTTTATCTTTGGTTTTATCCGCTATTTTATCTACCGTTTCATTTACGGCTGTATTAACAGCTTGTTCGACAATCTTCTCTTTGAGTTGTTGTCCAAAGGATTTTTCAACTACGTTAGTAGTTGCCGAAGTTCCTGTGGCAGCCTCCTTATTACTGCAAGCTGCCAGAAAACCCAATAAAGCTATCGCAGCGTATTTTTTCATACGAAATATATTACACTAATTTTGGCAACGAAGGTTTGCTGAAACTAGCAAATGTGTATTTTTTGATATGAAAAGGAAAGATTATGATATTTTACCCGAAGATTGGTCCGATGAGGATTATGTAGTGTGGGTTTGGTAAAACTGTTGTGTAATACAAGGAATGAGTGAACTGCACACCTTGGCCAGCAATGGTAACATAAAAGGTATTAGAAAAGCTTTATCTGGAGCAACCGTCAAGAAAACATTTTCGTCTCTGGACGAAGAGCTGGGTTGGAGCCCTTTACATTATGCCGCAAATTACAGCAAGGCGAAAATAGTGCAGATTATACTAGAAGCTGGTATATCTCCAAATATTAAAAGTGCTCCCCCTCAGCACGAAAAACAAAGCGACTGGAACCTTGCTCTTCAGAAAAACGAGCACGCTAAAGACCCTATCGTATATCCTATGGACGTAGCCGAAGGCTCTAGTCGTTTTAAAATAATAAACAACTTAAAAGCAAAAGGGGGTAAATTTTACGGAAACGACATGACTCTTCATCAAGCTGTTCAGATGGAGGATATAGATGAAATAGAAACCCTCTTAGAAGATGAGTCTATAAAGGTAAACGGTAGAGATGGTCGAGGATGGATGGCTATACATTATGCGGTAGAATTAGGTAATCAAGAGATGTGCGATTTATTATTTGAGTATAAAGCTAACCCTAATGGCTCCTGTCACGACGGACAGTTAAACCCCTATGAAATCGCTTTGGACAATAACCATGAAGACCTTTTGAAATACCTAAAAACTAAAGGTTGCCTCAAAAATACAAACAGAAATAAAACAAAACAACATAGGGTCGTGTCGACAACGAAAGTCGGAGTAGATAAAGACCCTAGGGAATACAAGTCGATGAAGTTTCAAGGGGTTAAGGAAGCCCCAAAAAGCTTATGGGGTAAGATGACAGAGTCTAAATCCGACAGGGAGGATCGAGATGCGGCGCTCCAAAAAGAACACGACGAAAGAAGTGCTCGCATAAAAGAAGCGTCCGACAAAATCAAAGAAGAAGAAGAGAGAATAAAGAAGTCCCGTGTTATAAAATGGAAATGGGGAGAGGATCCATTTTCCTGCAAAGGAGACTCTATAACTTACGATAGCCCGTGTGAATCTTATACGTATTTTATGGACATCGTGGGGTACTCTAAAAAGAGCACTCTTATGCAAAAGAAGGTCATGGACGATCTTATAGCCATAGTCAAAGGGACAGAGGGCTATCAACAGGCCCAGAGACAAGGGAAGCTGATTGTTCTTCCGACTGGAGACGGAATGGCTCTCGTCTTCTTCAACAGCGTTCATGCCGCTTTCAAATGTGCTGTTGACGTGGGTAAAAAATGTTACAAGAGCGCAGACATAGGTTTGAGGAACGGACTTTACACGGGTCCAGTTGTACCTGTAAGAGACATAAACAATAACCCCAATGTTAGCGGGCACGGAATCAATATGGCTCAAAGATGTATGGATGCAGGAGATAACGATCACATTTTAATCTCCAACGGTGTATATATGAATGTAAGTGAAATGGATATTCCGGGTCTGAAATTCGAAGACTGGGGGCCAGTTATTGTAAAGCATGGATCTACCGTCCATCTTCATACGGCTTACGGCCCCAATTTCGGACGCACGGAGTTTCCTGACTGGAGAGGAACAAAGAAAGCGGAATACAAGTGAGCAGAACTATAAGAAACAGCATAAATTTTAAATCCGGCAAACTAGAAAAAGCAAGAGACAATAAACCTCGCTGTCAATGCTGCTGTAATCCTCGCCGCAGCAAATACGGCAATAAAAAAGAAAAACTAACCATACAAGAAAGAAAGGAAGCCTTAACGATGAAAAAAAATATTCACTGTATAAATCCAAATTGCTTCGATGATAACTGTCATGGAACATGCGAATCAAAAGACATAGACGTGAACGAAGAACACTGGGAGGGTCTCGCTAGAGATTTTTCGCTTAAAAAGGAAGAAAGTGGTCAAGAAGACTCGTAAACTTTTTGTCGAAAGCGACGATCTTCTTAAGGTGGCTATAGTCTTTGCGCTTGGGTTACTTCTTGGGTACCTCATAACCACTTGTTCTCCGGTTGAAAAAAAAGATCCTAGAAATGACAAATACGTATTAGATGTCCTCTTACAGCTCAGGGACCCTAAAAGCTCCACGAACTCAGTTCTTGATATTCCTTTTGTTAGAGCTGGATCAGGAATAAGGTGACGAAATGATCAAAAACGACAAACCTCTTAAAGTAAAATGGAAAAAGCCGTGGGAGCCTATTAGCTTAGTAGAAAAGTGCGCTGTAGGCTTCGGGTGGCTGATCGTAAGCCCGTTTATTTTATCAGAGGTAATCGTACAAGGCTTTAAATGGGTTGCTAAAAAAATAAAAAAAAGATAAGAAGACGATGAATACTGAAGGCGTGCACCCCGTAGGCCAAGGAGGGCCGCGGCCCCCAAAAGCGGCCGTAGCGACCCAGATGCGACATGCTAGCTTTAATAATATGCTATCGATCAGTTTAGCTAGACGAGCTTTAGAAAATGCTTACCTAATAAAACATGAACACCATAATCAAGCAAGAGCAGTGGAATATAACGCTATTGAGAACGCCTACTTCAATCAAAGGTTGGATGTTCAAGTCTAAAATGTTGCAATGACAGAAAAAAACAATAAACCCCTTAAGGGCTACGATTTGGGCTCGACTGCGCGTCGCGATTTAGGCTCGACTGCAGTCATTGTGATAATTGTAGCGGCCGCTATACTAATTAAAGCTTGTAATGGCTAGACCGATAGGAAGATCAACTATGGATTTTCATCAATATTTAAAGCAACTTAGATGCGTACGGTTCAAGGACACTAGAAAACTATGCATCATGCTTGGTGTTTCGAAAGAGGTGTGGCGTAAAATTGAACGCGGAATAAACCCTCCGCCTCGAAAATCGGTATTAAGCAAGTTCTGCGTACTGACGGCCACTTTGAGTTACGAGCAGGCTCAGCTTTTTGAGCTAGCCAGAAGATGGGAGCCTCATGTAAACACTAATAGTGGAAGCCACGAGCTTCTAAACAAAGACTCCAGTTCTGAATGGATAGAAGCTATGGTTCAAGAAAACACACCTGATTACGAACATAAATACTGGGGAAAAAGATAATTACCACTTTTTCTTTTTATGGGCAGCTTTGTCTTTTTTTATAGGAACACATTTTTTTCCATCTTCGCTCGCTTCATAACCCGAATTACATTTAGGAGGATAACCAGCTTTTTCGTCTGCGAGGGCCTCCTCCCTCTTTAGGCCCTCCCAAAGGTCGTCGTATGTGATTCTCGATTCTTTTACATCTAATGTTTGTTTTCGCCTAGTCATAAATTTTACTTTCTTCCAGAAGGTGGCTTTTTCTCAGAGATTATTTCTACTTGTATCGGAGATGGTTGAATGGGAGTTTCCTCGATCCTTACGTAGCCCGACTCTCCTGCGGTTGGAAGGTACGGAACCTTTCCGTTTTGCATTAGTCGTTTCTCAATTGTAAGTTGTTTCAACTGCTCGTTGGGGACGACCATTTTAGAAGCCCTGTCTGTCATGTAAAAGCAAGTGGTTCTTATGCCAACCCTGACTATTCTCGCTTGACGACCAGAGATATATATTATGTCGTCATTATTAAAATCATTTCCCATAAAGACCATTATAGCTTGCGCGAAATTCATGATCATATCTTTCGCTAAGATCGCTACAAGTGCGCCCATTATAAGCCATCCGTACTGCCCAACTAAGTCCTGAGCCACTTTTTCTGCTTGCTCCGTGGTTACCCCTTGGTTTAACAGGTTGACGACTTGAGGCACCGCATTTGTGATTTCGTTCATAATCCTCATAGGTATTTACACGTAAAATAGTGTATTCTATAAAGATGCCTAAAGTAAAAAGCACGGGAGACTTCGATTCTCTCGAAGTTACAAACGGAAAAATCAAAATTCACCAAAGAGACCCAATTAAGCCAAAAGATACCTTCTATATAGAGGAATTGCCTTGGACAGACAAACAAAAGAGATTTCTAGAAGTTTCATTAAATAAATCCACTAGGCTTATCTTATGCAAAGGTCCTGCGGGTAGCTCGAAGACTCTAATATCAGTATATTCAGCTTTAAGACTCCTAAATCAAAGCAAGGTTTCAGATATTCTTTACATGCGCTCTGCAGTAGAGAGCTCTGACGCTAGATTAGGTTTTCTCCCCGGAGACGCTGATGAAAAACTACATTACTATAATTTACCATTTATGGATAAATTAGACGAATTGTTGAGCGAAGAAACAGTGAAAAAACTTCAAAAGGAAAGAAGAGTCTCTATTCATCCAGTTAATTTCGCTAGAGGCATGAGCTGGAATGGAAAGGCTATATTGCTTGACGAGGCTCAGAACAGCTCTTTTCGGGAAATAGTTACAGTCTTGACTCGTATCGGCAAATACTCCAGAGGCATTATAACAGCTGACCCTATGCAAACAGACTTAAAGAATGGAAGCCGAGGGGGCTTTGAGAAAATCTATCATGTTTTCGATAACGAAGAGAGCGAAAAAATGGGGATTCACACTTTCGAGTTCAGTCAAGAAGATATCTTAAGGTCAGAACTGACTAAGTTTGTTGTGTCAAAACTTTCTGAAATTGACATTATTTAATTTGTTTAGAAATTAGCCCAGATAGGACAGAGGAGAACTTTCTAACCTCTTTTTCAGACTTATCCCAAAAGAAGGCGTGAGTTACTTCTTCTATTAAAGTGCTCAGTTTCCTTCTTTTCTTAAGCTTTGGGTCTACTAGGATCTTAGGATTGTCCATTTCCGGAGAGTAGCATAAACCATCTGCGTTATAAGTATAATGGGGCTTTTTCCATATCAGCTCGTATTCCACTCCGTCCGAATTCCTAAACTTGACGTTTTCCATATCCTTAAAGATTACACGCTTTTTTTTGGAAAAAAGTTTTTTTTACCATAGAATATATAGTGTAAATTCATTTATGAAACTATATTGCAGCAAATGTGGATCCGGACACTCGTACTCCATGCAGAAGCCAAAATTTTGCGCTAACTGCGGTAAGTCTTATACGAGCGCCCTAGCTAAGTCTAACGTAAAGAAGAAAAAGGCAGTTGCAACTAAACGTGTTGAAGTCGAGCAATACGAAGAAGACGAAGATGAAGAGTATTTTGAAATTGGAATTAATTCCTTAGAGTTTGATTTAAAAACTTCTTCTGCAAATATACATAAACTGGGAGATATTGTAGGAAGTGCGACAGAAGGGCAGACAGAGGGATCTAGAGATAGAGATCCCAGTTACGACAAGGGGAATATCGAGAAGGACTTCTTAAGCGATGCGGGGAGCATAAAGAAGTCATAAGATGCCGAGAAAAAAAAAGCTAAAGTTTGAAGACCGCATTGAGCAAATCGATACGGAAATTAAAAAAAGAAAAAGCAGATGGAGTCTAACTGCTCTTTCTTGGATGGATTTTGATGATGTTTCTCAAATTATCAGAATCCATATTTTTAAAAAGTGGCATCTATACGACCAGTCTAAAGCTTTAGCCCCTTGGATAAATACCCTTATTTCCAATCAAATCAAAAATTTGATCAGAAACAATTATGGAAATTACTGTAGACCTTGTTTAAAATGCGCAGCCGCAGAGTCCGATTCTCTATGTTACATCTACGGAACCCAAAGTTCTTCTTGCCCGCTATTTGCTCAATGGGAAAAAACAAAAAAAGCTGCGTATTTAACTAAGCTTCCTTCGCCGCTGGAGTCGGTACAGCATGAAACTGAAAATATGCAACTGCAAGAATTCGACTTCGACGAGGTATTAGGAAAATTAAATAAAAAGCTCAAAGAAAAACTAAAAGAAACCGAATGGATAGTTTATCAAAACCTTTTCCTAACAAGAAAAACAGAACAAGAAGTGGCGAAAATGCTAGGGTATAAAACTTCAGAAAAGAACAGGAGCCCCGGATACAAACAAATCAAAAACATAAAAAAATCTATTATAGAAAAAGCTAGAGAAATAGTATTGGAGGATATGCATATATGAAGAAAAAAGAAGACGTACTGCTGACGGAAGATCAAGTTGCGGGAGTCGATGATTTATACGATAATAAAAACATAACAGCAATAAAAGAATTGGTGGCTCAAGTATTTCCTGATATCGATGAAAAATATAGAGACGGTAGAAGCATTTATGGAAGAGCGATTAAAAAGCACCTAGCGTCGAAAGGCAAAAAGACAATTGCGACTTCCGATTACGTAAAAAAAGAATACGAACTGAACCAAGAAGAAAGAGATTTCCTGTACAATAACTGCTCGACAATGAAGATTTCCGACATGGCTAACGCTTTATACGGAGAACAAGTAAACCCTCTAGACAGAAGATATAGAGCTTGTAGCGACTTCGCTAGAACCATTGACGATAAAGTTGTTCTTTCCGAGGTCGTTAAAGAAGTTTCGCCTAGCGATTATCTACCCCCCAAGAATGAAACAAAGGCTATAGCCAGAATTAATAGGTACGTCCACGAAGGAATAGATAAAAATAATCTTAAAGTTTCGGATAAGAAAAATATTTCTAGACTCATAGCGTACATGCATACTTACAGATTTTTGCATCAAATATCAAATTATACCTCTAGGTGCAACCGCGAGCTTTTTGAGAGTAGTTTTGTAAGATACACTAACGATAAACCAGACCTAACGCAAGAGGAGGTCGACCAGTACATAGTGCTATCCGCAGAAGTTGTTATCGCATCTAATATCCAAATAAGAGTAGAGAGGCTTCAAGAATTTCTTGATTCAGCGGCCGAAGAAACCGAAGGAAAAAGGATGGCGATGAGCTTAGTCGAATCAATAAACACTGCTCAAACGGAATATCATCAGTGCGTGAACCGGCAAACAAAACTCTTAAACGAGCTTAAAGAAAAGCGAAGTCAAAGAATTAGCAAGCAGATCAAGGAAAACGCTTCGATTTTAAATCTTGTGGAAATGTGGAGAGACGAAGAGTCTAGGCATAAAATGCTCAAGCTAGCTGAAATGAGAAAAGAAGCACTCGCAGAAGAAGTAGATAGACTTTCTACCATGGACGAAATAAAATGCAGGATCATGGGCCTAACAACAGAAGAAGTGTTAAATGGCTAAAATTATTATGTCTTCTATTTGTCGAGGTTGCGGAAAAAGCTTTAAGTCGGACAGGAGTCTTCACGCCCATTTAAAAGCTCATAAGCTTAAGATCAAAGAATATTACTACAAGTATTTCCCCAGAAGAGATAGGTACGACAACAAACTAATAAACTTTATAAATAAAGATAATTACTTCTCTTCAGACTTTAATAATAAAACTAACCTGAAAAAATGGATGGCTCACGTTGCCCCAGAAACCGCTAAAGCGTATTTCAAAAATTTCCTCCTAAACAGAAAAGAAAAGAAAGATCTAGAATTCGCCCCATGCCAAGTTGAGCTGAGATCCTTGATGAGCCCTTCTGTGACTTATTACCAAAAAGTGTTTGGGGACTATAATGAAATATGCGAAGAAGTCGGACTGTCTACGAAGTATGAAACTATTTCTGAACCGTTGAAATTTTCCCCGGAAAAATACGAAGGCGGGAAAATTTACATAGACACAAGAGAGCAGCGCCCCTTGGTAATCGACAGCTACCCTACGGAAGTTAAGGGTTTGAAATATGGCGATTACGCTTTTAGCGACAAAGACTTGACTTGTAATTGTTATATAGAAAGAAAGTCTATTCAAGATTTAATTGGTACTTTGAGCGGCGGATACGAAAGGTTCTGTGACGAAATAGAAAGAGCTGAAACGGAAAACGCTAATTTTATTGTTCTCGTAGAGAGTGATTACAATGCGAGTTTAATGTTCCATAAACTTAAAAGGACTTATAAAAACATAAAGACTAACCCGCAGCATATTTTTCACAATATAAGAACTGTGATTCAAGAATACCCCAATGTGCAGTTTCTGTTCGTTAAGGATAGACAGGAGTCTGTAAGAGTAATGAAAAGAATATTTTTTAGTGATTGCGAGTATGCCAAAGTGGATTTGCAGTATGCTTACGATTCAAAACTATTATGAATGATTATATTTGTTTAACTAAAAACGAAGCCCTCGTAATCTTGCTCTGCGTTGCGTTCATAGTTTATCTGTATTAATATGTGGTACTCGCACGAGAAGTATAACAAAGACGTACACGACACTAATCTAGAACTGCTGGATCTGAAAGGAGAGTTGGATTCTAAACAGGCGAAGATAACGCTAGCTAGGTTTCTGAGAGCTAACTTAGGATTTACAGTAGAGTTAATCTCTGGAATAAAGCTAGCTCCGTACCAAGAGGTTACTCTGAAAGGTTTTTTTAATAGGAATTTTAATATGTGCGTTTGGGGACGCGGATGCGGCAAAACT